GCGGCACGGATGTTTGTTGCTTATACGGTACTGCAACCGTCCACATGATCCCGGCAGACCCGAACACATCATATTGACCGGACCGGATGTAGTACTGTCCATCGGGTACGCTCGCCCAGTACATGAATTCTGCATTAGTTGTGAATGTCAGAACACCAGAACTAAAATCTTCACTGGCACTGACTTGGAACATTATCCCGGCGTAGTCGATTGGTCGATTTGAATCACTCCACTCGAACACCAAAGAACCAATACCGCTCTTGATAGATAGTTCCTGTAGTAACGGAGCCTGTGGGTTATTTACGGTGAACTTGGTTTCATCCGAATAGGTTCCAGCATTGAATCCCTGAGCCTTAACACCGAACGTTACTTGACGGCCTGTGTAGTCGCCTTGGTTCATTGCGAACGTATAGCTAAAAGTGTTACCAGTGACCAAATAGGACTTTCTCTTGGTATTTGACGAATCATAAACAGTGACTTCATAGTACTTAAGATAATCTCTCATCGGCTTACCGTTGATTATCAAGCTGCTTTGATCATTCCACTGAATATTGAAGTCTGCTGATTCTGTACTGGTAGCACTGCCCATAGCATTTACTAGGGTTAAACCTGTTGGAGCTGGCAAAGTAAAATTAAAGTCCGGTACAAGGCCATTCACAGTTAATTTATTACTCAAGAATCCAAGATTGTTATATGCAGCTACTGCAAAGTCATACTTTACATCTGCAACCAATCCAAATAGCTCATAGTCTGTTTGATATGGTGAAGTACTTCCAACGTATGACCAAGCCGTTGTGCCAGTTTCACGATAGTAAATGTAGTAACCTCTTAGATATTGATCGGGACTTGCATCCCAATCCATAATGACAATCTGACCATTGACTACACCGCCCTTCTTGCTAACTTGAAGATTAGTAGGAGGACTAACACCAAGTACATTATCAGTTATAGATCCCGGTGGAGACCATACGCCCGGATCTTTACCATCATACATTGCAGCATTATATTCAACACATGTTAATTGGCAGTACCCTATGGAATCTTGGCTTGAACTAATGTCTTTGCTTAGTACTCGATATTGTCCATTGATACCGAACTCATTAACCTTTATGTTAATAACATCCCATACCTTCAGATCCCAACCTTCACTTGTAATAAATGAGATTGTATTCTGTGAGTATCTAGATTTTAGTAGTTCAACATTAACTAACTTGCTTAGCTGAGTCTGGTCATAAATCCACGTATAGTCCCTTGCTAAAGCGATTACTCGCCCATCACTACGCACAACATCATCTTGTGATATATCACTGGGAATACGCATTACATCTGTTGCATAACGTGAATATGGATTCTTATATGATGCATCGATACAGTTATAATAATCAGTACTACCACTTGTCGTAATGCTTACAGTACCGAATATAGTACTTTCATCAAATGAAGCTACTGGTAACGATTTAATATCGAGAGTCATGAAAATCTTACCGGCATGAACATACATAATTCCACCGAAGGTTTGCAACATCTTCTCAATGTTACTTTTATATGACTCCTGATATGAAACCGCACCATTAGACCATAGATTATTTGAAACACAGTACTGTGCAGCACTGCGGAATGAAGGTAGATCGAATAGATTAGGATCAAGTCCCATTCCATAAATTGAGTTCGTCAAGTAGTCGTGTATTTGACTAGGAGCATTACTTGAAGGACGTTTGACCATATCATTTAGATCAATTATCTCTAGTCCTTTCATTTCGACAATCATTACATAGTTATCATTAACAAGAACAGTGTTTTCCAAAGAGTCTTGTGTTTTTTTAATGACTGTACTAATACTTACGACATTATTACCTAGGAATGTGTCATTCCACTTTGGCCCGGCATATTGTTTTGGGAGTGATTTACTATTTGTATACGTACCGCCAAAACGTACTTCAAGTTGAAGAATGTCACGGTACTTTTCATTGAATGTGTTTTTATCAACGATGCCTTCTGTAGTGATTGGTGAAGTTAGAATTGGCTCATCATCAATGTAGATTTGATTAATGTACTTTGCTACACACCCCATAGAAATTGCATGTTCTGTGAATAGATATTGTGAACTATCATCTTGAATATTAAACCAAGGAACGATAGAACCTGTTTGAATGAAACTACCATTACCATTTATATCTTTATCTGGGAATTGCCCACCATATATAATTGGCATACCTGTTGCTGGAGATGTCGAACGACTAACACTTGTCGCCGAGTCGCCATAACCCGTAGCCGATCCCGGTAGTTGTGCCATCATTGAAGAGCTTACAAGAGATGCTGCCCCTGCTGCGGCTCCCCATCCCATAGCGGCTAAGGCAGTACCACCAGAAAAATAAACGGCGGCTGCAACAACGACGGCTGTTATAATCGAACCTAATATTCCCCCGCCTGAAATTTTACCCATATTATTATTTCCTTTTTATTCTGTAGAACTTGCCATTCCGTGGCACATCCAATTTAAATTTGTTATGTCCTTCATCAACTACAAGAATCCGATTACTTACATACACACTCATTTGTAGTGGGTCTTCATCATCAATCCAAATATCACCGGGAATTGGATATTCTGTTTGTTCGGCATGTGGAAGTATGAGTTGCGATGTGTACTCAACACCGAGTTTCTTTAGTTGGTTTTTGCCTTTTCGCAAAGTGTCATATGTACAAGTACTGACATAATCAGTACCAGCTAATAGATCTAATATTTTCAAAGAAAGAATATTGCAGTCATTGGTTCCAAGTACATAATCTTTTGCGAGAGCATCAGAACAAATATCAACAATTTTATTTGTTACGTTATAATCCATTACTTATATTTCCATGTTTGCCCCGCGTTAACTTGTCCAAGTAGACTGAAGTAGTTATCACCGGGGTTGTATGATTGATGTACTGAGTTAGCCGCTAATGTTCGTGGTTGTACATCCAGTTTCTTATAAACACTATTTAGATTAACGGTCATTTCGTTCTTTTGGTCTTGAGGGTTTGCTTCTGCTGTGATGTAGTCAATGAATCCAGAGAACATCATCGAGCTGTATAGTACTGAATTGTCTGCTGGACTTAGGATAACCAAATAGATATTTACTTTGGCATCTCGGAAACCACCACTTAGTGCAAGTACTCGAGAACTGTCATTCACGTTAGATACTTTAAAACTAATCGAATTATTACTAATCCCCTTCTCTTCATTGAAGCTTGGGAATGAATCACTAATTAGGTCTGGAAAGCTGGTGTATGGTGTACCGTTCAAATTTATATCTACATAACTATCAGTCCAGTGAATACCGGGTAGTGATGTAGGGAAGACATCGACACACTTACAGTGAACACCCAAACTCATCAATTCAGTTATGGTTAGTTTGGTTTTATTACCACCACGTGTTAGGTTCCAGTACGCCAACAATGCGGAGTTTGCTAATAGAGCATCCATTATAAATTCTCCCTCGCTTTTAGTTGTACTGACATAACATTACTAATTGGTAACTGGTATTCGTTATCTGGCAGTAGTACAAATTCGCCCTCAATGGACGTATAACGAATTGTTTCATTTGTCTGTACATTGGCACGTAGATTAGGGAATAACTGAATTGTGTTACCTGTACGCCCGATTATGCGGTATATTTTCCTATGGTTTGAGAACTGAATAAGAGTACCGATTTCGAGCGTATTTGCAGTAGTATTAATTTGATATATCCCCTTTACTGCTGGGGATGTCGTACTTACCGCCCCCACTTGAGAGCCTTTATAAGTACTCAAGTGTCCAAGTGCCATTGTAAACGGTTTGCCTTGTGAATATTGAGAGACGAATGCATGATATTCTGCGACATCTCTTTGGTTGAAAGATAATCCGAATTGAAGAGTGTAATATTGAATGCCAGTACTGCGAGTGATCATTGCACCAGTCCAAGATTCATTTGAGTATCTTGGTTCAGTACTGGACAATGTCACATTGTTTATTTTTATGTTGTTGGTAAATGTCATTTTAACTTCCTTGATTACTCATTGCAGGATAAAGTTTCCTTCTAGATATATTTAGCAATGAAAAAGCCCCAGTGAAGGGGCCATATATTTAGAGTTTAGGATTTAGGTATTACGGGTCTGAGCACTTCTTACGGCTTGGTTTACAGAGTTTGCGTGTTTCTTCAACATTGCATTGAATTTCGCATCATCTCCACTAACATCACCCTGTACGATTAAAGGTGCATTGATCGTGTACTCATTCGAACTGGATTTATTAGAATCGCTTTTATCTAAGAACTGTTGAAGCTGTTGGTTTTGTCCACGACTAACAACACGTTCCCCTGCCTGTAGAATCCAAGTACTGTCTTTACCTAGAGAGCCAGGTACTGACTCAATACCACTGTGTGCTTGACCCTGTGCGGTAGTTCCACGTGCAGTACTGATAATGCTGGCTCCCATAGAGGCTATCTGTGCATACGCTGCCAATGATGCCGGGAAAGGTGTTGTTAGTGCTTGTGCCAATGCTGCTTGGATGCTTAATACCGTCTGTGCAATCGTAATGCCCTTCTGTACGGAAAATGCTGCCTTAGCTGCACCAGAACTTTCACCAAAGACTCCCGCTAACATAGTACCGAGATCACCGGCAGATGAACTGATCATTGCCATTTGTGATCGAGTATTCTCAGTCGCTAAATCCATTGATTGGCGTGCATACTGTGCTTCTATTTGAGCTTTACGCTTTTCATAGTCCTCAGTACCGCCTAGTAGCTTCTCATTGAGTTGCATTTCAAGGTTGTACTTTTCATCAAGTTCAGTCTGTTTCTGTGCAGTACCATCATACATAAATGGATTATCACCATTGATGCGTTGTGATTGCTGGTCTGCAAGATATGACTTCTGGCCTTGGTTTAAAGTGAGGCCGCCAAGGTTTTGATTAAGGCTTTTTAGGTCTTGATTCGTATCAGTACGACCGATCATTTCATCGGTGAGTTTTGTCCTCTGCATTGCAGTACTGCTAGATGCCTGACCAAGTAGCTTGTTGAGCTGCTCTTGTGTCATTCCAAGAGTCTTGGCACTTTCCCTAATTTTGTCTTGGATTTCTTTCTGTTGGCGTTCAAAGGCTTTAATTCTAATATCACCCTCGGTTTCACCAATCTGGCTTAGTGCCTGTTCTAGGTTCTTTTGTGCCTGTACTCGCTTTGCTGCTGCTGCCTTGGCGGCTGCCTCTGCTTTTGCTGCGGCAGATTTAGCGGCTGACTCTAGTTTCTTTCGTGCTGCTTCTGCGTCTTTTGCTTCTTTCTCTTTGTTTACCCAACCATCCTTCGGAGCTACCTTCTGAGTATTGTCTTTAACAAACTTCATCATTTCATTAGCTTGCTTTTCCAATCGCTCTGTCGCCGCATTTGAATAGCCTACTTCTTGAACACCATCAAGATTTCTTGCCCATTTTGCAAATGCAGTATCGCCGCCGTAGTAGAATTTCTTCATCATTTCAATGAAGTTATTGCTAGTCCATTTTGATGAATTCATCACATTAAGAATGTCGTTCAATTCATCAACTGTTCCGGCAAGTGCATTAGCTTTCCACAACTGGAATGTTGTACTAAGTGCGTCTACCTTCTTATCGAATTCGGCGTACTTTTGGGCATTCTCATCTGTTAATTGGATATGTTGTTCTTGGATGGCATTCATCAGATCAGTTTCGTTCGAGTACTGCTTCATGATTTCAACTAGTTTACTGCCATCAGAACCAAGAGTTTCCAACATGTTGGTGATTTCGGCAGTACTCTTGCCGGCCTTTTGCATTTCATAGAATGAATTGGCTAATGCTCTAATACCACCATCGGACTGATTTAGGTACTTGTTAAAGTCCTGCAACTTTAGCCCGTATGCTTTCATATCTTCGGCAGGCCCTGAACCGTCCCGAAATGCATCACCAAGGTGATCAAGTACATCCCTATTAATATCGGCGTACTTTTCCATGTTAAGGCCAACACCATAGAATGCTTTATCCATTTTTTGGAGCATTTCAACAGAGAGTCCGGAAGCTTTTGAAATTTCATTCAATTCACGCACATAGTTATTTGACGCCATGACAAGGCTAGTAATTCCAGCTACTGCAAGCCCTGCACCACCGGCAAAACCGACCAGACCACCACCGAAACCATTCATTGATTTATTGAATTTTTCAAACATGCTGGCGGTGTTACCAAGTACCCCACCGGCTTGATTACCAAATGTTGTAAGTGCGGTAGTACCTTGATTCAAGGCATTATTAAGACCTGTGGTATTTCCTGTTATTTGAAAATTAATTTGATTGCTATTATTTGCCATCTTTTTTCCCTAATGCCTGCTTTTTAATTAATTCCCCAATTTGTTTAATACTATTTTGTTCTTTTTCGGTTTTCTTCTTCTTGTTCTCTTCTTCACGTTCTTTCGTAGTCAAATGACCATCAAAGATACCAAGAAAATCCCAGTCATCAACACGGGCTTCTTTACGACCTTTTTCGGATATATTCGGAGAAGTACAAAGAATTAGATTGCAAAGATTGGCGTACTTGATCATGTCAATTTTTGCCCCATTAGGTTCAATAAATTGATCGAAAACCATCATTGCAGAAAATAGTTCTGGCGTAATTTCATTTAACTCTGACAGGGAAAGCCCCCGTTTTGTTAACATCTTCAATGTAAAACGTAGCGAGGGGTCAGATATTATTTTTTTTCCAATTCTTCAACTTCATTGGATTTCTCTGACATGAGATCGACTACAAGTTGGAAGAGTTCATTGGCAAGTACTGCATCGATTGCGTTAACATCAACACGACCAGTAATTTCACCATCACTAAAAACAGGGTCGCCGTTCTCGTCTGTCACACAATGAATTAATGTCTGTTTTGCCGTTGCTAAGCACTGCTCAACATTAGACATGGTTGGACGTTTGATGAATAACTTTTGACCATGAAATTCAACTTCATGTAGCTTTGGCTTTAGTGCTTTTAGTAGTTGGTCAATATTCATATATTACTCTCCAACTACAGGTAGTACACCACTTGTTACGGCACCTTGATCTACTGCTAGATTGAATTTCTTAGTAACAACTGCATCCTTATCGCCAGCGATTGTAGTACTTGAAACGAAGCAGTTATAAACCACATAAAAACCAGTAGTATGGGTTGCATCTTCGTAATAACTCAAGCGTACTTGAATGCGTTTTTGTGAGTCTGCGGCTGTTTCTAACTTCTGATGTACTTCATCATCTGGTAGATAGTTAACAGTTAATTCAATATCTGGTACTGATTTTGTGCCGAGTAGTTTACGGTTATATGCACTATTAAAAGTAACCACGTCGATCACAGCAGATTCAAAACCGGATGTTGTGAATGTAGCAACTTCTGGTACTGTTTCAAATGTAGTTGAAACAACTGTACCGGCAGTGCCGATTTCTACTTTTAGGTTAGCACCTGAGAAAATGTCCATTTTATATTCCTTTATATTTGACGTAGGGAATTCCTTTCCCCACCGTATTTATTTATTTAGTTGTTGTTTTAGAGATTCAACTTCTGCCGCTAAATCTTTTGTAGCTGCTAATAAAAATCCAATCATTGCTAATGGATCTAATGACATACTACCTCGATCATCATCCATAACATTTACACAATCGGGGATTACATCAATAATGTTTTGGGCGATTACACCATATGAATATGATTTTCCTTGCATGGTATGTTTAATACCATCTTGGTCAGTCCAATACGTATCTTTAAACTTGTATGAAACTGGCTCTATTAACTTCAATTTATCTAGTGCAGTACCTACAACAATCGGGATAATGCTTTCTTTTAAACGTATGTCAGAATCAAAAAAGTTTATTCCCTTATTTACCCCGTCAACATCAATCGTCACGTAAGTTGGGGTCACACTAGCAAATGCACGTACACGGCCGCCAACTGATCGGAATCCTTCTGGAGCTAATAAAGTGCTGTCGGGGCTAAACGTAAATCGTGCTCGCTCTACTGTATTCGCACTATTAATCAAACGGATCCAAAAACCACCACCACCACTTTCTGGATTATTAATAAGCGATGAAACACCAGTTCCCGGTTGTTCATTCCATAGCATATATGTGCCTGCGTTTTTTAAGTCAACATTCGCAGTACCGTTTAACACACCAAGCCCGCCTAACAATTGCCCACCTGATTTTCCACCTACTGTATTCAGGCGAGTATCATTACCTTGTGCAACAGTGCCCGCTGAAGTCCCATATGCTAAACCAAGATTAGTTCTTGCACCTGCTGCATTATTTGAACCAGTACCGCCATTAGCGATAGATAATGCAGTACCCAATGTTAGAGAACCTGAAATATTTACATTAGTTCCCGACATTGTTAAGTTTCCTCCTGATGTGTAGATCATCTGGGGACTTGAAACATTATCACCATTTGGGCGGAGGTAGATGTTAGTACTACTTCCAATAATTAAGTCACCGTTACTGTTTGCACGAACTTTTGAAGTATTTAAATTCAGTACTGCATCAGCATTAGTAGCTGATAGTGACATTCCCTTTAACGTTAAAGTATCAGAACTCCCCAACCCAAGGTTAGTTCTTGCGGAAACTGCTGTAGTAGCACCGGTACCGCCACTAGCAACGGGGATAGTTCCAATATCACTTGGTTGTAGCACAATATCAGTACTTAACTCATGTCCATTTACTTTGAGTGTTTTTGGTACAAATGTATCATCGATTTCAGTTTTACTGTATGAGCCAATATCATTAGGTTGTAATACGACATTAGTACTTAATTCATGTCCATTTACTTTTAGTGTTTTAGGTACAAATGTACCATCGGACTCTTCTTTACTATATGAACCCACATCACTAGATTGCAAATCGATGTCAGTACTTAACTCATATCCATTAATTTTTAGTGTTTTTTTAACGAATGCATCATCTGATTCAGTTTTACTGTATGACGGTACGTTTAATACATTGTCTAAACCCAAATTTGTCTTTGCAGTACCGACATTACTTAAATCGCTTAAATTTGATGATACTGTTAATTGTGCATTATTAGTTACATTACCTAAGCCTACATCCCCCTTCACTAAATCAATATCAGTACTTAACTCATGTCCATTTACTTTGAGTGTTTTCTGTACATACCTACTGTCAGCCTCAGTACTGGAATAGATACGCGTCCATGCCGTACCGGAGTTTCGAGCATACAGCTTAAGATCGCCGGACTCAGATATGACAAATCCAGATTCGCGGCCTTGGTTAGTTAGGCCAACACCAATTAGGTTTGCTGAAGCTGGGTTTTCACTTGAGGTTCCCGGAATCTGAATAAAACCGTTTCCTGCAATTGGTAGTTGATACTGTGGTATGTCTACCCCATTACTACCAACACCAAAATCGCCGAGCCGGAGTACTGGCAGAACATCTGCAATACCTTGTGCTACTAGGGTTTCGGGAGCGAAGATAAATGAACGCGTTACTGCTGAATCTTTATCACCAGAATCTGAATAGGATGAAATATAGCCATTTAGTAAAATAAATGCCTCTTGATCTTCTGCTTCTTCATATTGTACTTTTACTTGAAGTACTGATTGGTTATCGGCGGCTTGTGTTAGATATTGGTGGCTAATGTCATCTGGTATGAGATTCACTGTGATTGGAAACGCTTCGATAGATTTATCACCCATTAGTACGCTTGCATAGTCACTATCATATGTTTCAATTTTTGCTGCTTGGTTCTGTACTGCTACTACTGGAAATGCTGCAATCTCATTGACCTGTTTTAATGATGATGATGAAGGGGAACTGTTCCCTACGTCCGAACTATAAAACACCTTGAGATTAACACCAGTTAATAAATTATTATTCATAGTTAATCCTTTACCTTTTTACTTTGCTATCACTGAGATATTTAGTGTGAAAACTCCTGTGCATGTACCAGTGGTTTTATCTTGATGCGTGTCTTGATTGCTAATATTCCAATCTACAATGATGAAATCATGGCGAAAAACATGTGGTACTTCCATTCTGAAATATTCAATAACCTCCGAGAAACGAATCATGAATGAGTTCTTGTCTTTCTCTGTTCCATTCACCAATACAAAGTCTATTGAATAGTTTCCTTGGGGGCGTAGATTCATATTTGCATATAAATGTTCCGATGTTGTCCCCTCACAAAACAAACGTTCATTCAGTCCTTGACCTTGTGCAAGTGGGTTTGCACTTATAGAGAAGTTTGATAACAATGTGTTTACTGCTTTATTAATATTCAGAATCATCAAGTACACTCCTATAAAAGTAATCACTTACCCCCGATAGGTCGTCATCAATGTGATAAATCATCTGTTCTTTATTGTCGATAACGAGTATTGAACCTACTTGTAGATTTGGGTCAGTCTTTGCCGTAAAATAGTATTCATGAGTGAATACCGAATTATCAGAACCTTCTAAAAAAAAGGAGCGGACTTCCTTTATGGCTAGAAAGTCCACTCCATTGTAATTTAAGGTTTCCCCAAATGAATTAAGTAGGGCATATACTTGTTGTATTTCAAATGCCCTCATAACATTAAGCCTTGGTTACTAGTACGAAAGCATCTTTGTGTGCTACTGCAAAATCCATATAAGAGAAGCTGCGTAGTACTACACCTTGGCTTGCACGTTTGGTTGTTAGGTCGCGGTCTAGTTCTACACCACCCCATTGAGCAAGGATAAGAGTACTGAAATCACCAATTAGGATTGAGTCGGTAGGTACACGAGTACTGACAATTACGCGAATCTCATCAGCTAGGTACTGTTCATCACGGTAGCCTTCAATCAACATCTTGGCTGCGGTGTTACCTGCCATTGGTACTTGGCGTAGTGCTGCATATACTGATGGGTGCATGATAGCCACGCAGTTACCGGCATATACATTAGCAGTAGCCAATGCTTCAACAGCGTCTTCAATGGCCGCAAGATCGAATGCAGTAGCGGATTGCTGCGTTGCATTAGTAGCAATATAACGAAGGATTTCGTTTTCTAAGTCAGATGCCGCAGTTTTAGTTAGTTGCTCTGAAACAAAGCGTTCAGCCGCAGTATTAGATAACTGTAGAGTACGGGTTAAGGCTACTGAACCAGTGAAGTTCTTCGGCTTTAGGCTTACAGAAGTGAATGGTGCATCATGCATTGGGCTATCTGCACCCTCTGCAACGAAACCGAAAGTACCGCCAGTTAGTGTATTTGCTACTGGGATAACTAGTTCGCCGTTACCTTCTAGACCTGAAAATACTTGTGGTTGTGCTACTTGAGCTAATACGGATTGTGCCCATAGTTGATCAATGTATGAATCTGCGGTTTTACGTACAACAACACCGGCAGCATTAGTAGTAGTGGTATCACGTTGTAGATCTACAACATAACCACGCTCACCTTCAATAACACCTTCAACCGGTGAATTATCAATTAGTGAGCGAATTGCTTTAGAAAGATTATTTTCCATTGTGATTTCCTTATCATCATTAGAATTTTTTAGTTCATTGGTTATATCTCGGAGACTCAAATTAGATTCGAGGTAACGTGATACATCTTTATTTAGTAGCTTGCCCAAGGCTTCAATTTCCATTTGACGCTCTTGTTCTTGCTCTTCTGTATTTATTGTTTGATCTGGCTCTGGTTCATCAGTACTTGATTGTTCTTCTTCTGATTCCTGCTCATCAGTACTTTCAATCTCCGGTTCTGATTCAGTACTTGATTGTTCTTCATCAGCACTTTCAGGCTCTTGATTATCAATTTCTTGTTCTGGCTCCTGCTCTGATTCAGTACTTTCCTGTACTTCCTCTAATGAGCGGCCAATACCACTTTGGATATCGTCGGCAGGAATAGAAACTAGAGAGATTTCGAATGGTTGCCATTTAGTAGCTAGTAGATTGTCACCATCAATGCGATAATCTAGGATTGAATATCCAACGCTGACTTTAGTAAGAATGCCCTCTTCAACCATTGTTTGATATTTATCGGCAGTACTTGAAAGTCGAATGCTCGCACGACAAACTTTATCCGCATCGATACTAGATGATTCAACAACACCAATGATGTTATCTTTGTCATGATTGAAAAGTACGGCAGCTTTATTTTGTAGGCGGGATAAATCTACATTTTCTGGGGAGCAAAGTAGAATTTCATTTAGAATTTGTTCGCCAAACTCGCGTAGTACTGGTTGTTCTGAAGCAAAGGCTAATTCAATTAGTTTACTTTCATTGTCCTGATTGATTTGGCTGGCTTCCATCTCCCTCTTCATCTGGGTTTTGGGTGTTTTGTTGTCCATCTATTCTGTTATCCTTAACATTTAAATAGTTATCTATTTCATCCTTCTCAAAATCCTTAAGTACATCGCGGTAATCCTGCCCAAGCTCGCTAATAATTTGTTGACGTGATTTCAATCCATTTTCCAGTAATGAAATTTGGTATTGAGCGTCTTTATTAGGGTCTAATGAGAGTGATATAACAGGTGTGTAAGTAGCTTTTACTAACTTTTTAAAATTTTGAAATTTAAGATTTAGTTCATTCTTATTTAGCATTTCTATTTTTAAGTAGTCTTTATAGATCGGTTTCAGTACTTGAACGATTAATGCATTTTGCTTACCTTTAACTACTTGTTGCATCATCCGATCTGATAACTTGGCAGCACTGAAAGAACTATTCTTGGTGTCATATAGCAAATTCATTTTGGTTACATTAAGTGCCATTGCAATTTGTCCCATCATTTGATCCATAAAGCTGTCTAAGCCGTCAGTACTGGAGGTTGGATTCACAGTTTGTATTTTCTTTCCCGGCTCTAACTCAAGTAATACGCCCGGCTCTAGATACCCTTCGTATGTTTCAGTTGCTAAGTTGGCATCATCAATGCTATTGAGTAAGTCAGTAGTTGCTGATTGCTGATCATCACTTGTAATGAAAGCCATAGAACTAGCTGAAACTTTCTTCTGCACAAGACTTGCATTAACAAATTGCTCTAGCTCTTTGATGAGTCCAGTACAGGCAATGATGTCCGGTAATCCCCTTTCCTGTTCGGCATAGTCCTGAATAAAGAAGTGGATTACCTCGTCTGCTGGAACTACCTCATAGTCTGTTTGATAATAAGCATAGGTTGTTGGATCAGTTTTACAGATGTGGTAGGAAATTGGTTTCTTGAACTTATCAAAACGAATACCATTGCTGATATACTCAGCATTACTGAACTGTTGATTTCCAATTACGGGTACACGTAAGCTATCAATAATTTCCAGTTTCATGATGCCTTCGATCTTATGAATCCTGATAAAACATTCACCATCACGTGCTCTGGTGCGACATACGAGATTTTGAAAAGTACTTATATCTAGTCGGCCAGTAGTTGAAAATGCATCAGGATCTTCTGCCCACTCATAAAAGAGTTGTTCAATACTCATCGAAAGATCATGATTCTTTGTTTCATCATCATAAATTTCTACATTCGAACGAATGCTGATGCCATCGGCTCCCGATATTTGATCGGCATCCATTAGAATGTACTTTCTAACTACTGGATTGTTTGTTGCTAAATCACGTGCTTTTGTTTGTAATGTAGGTAAGCTACTTTGAATCAATCGGTTGATGTTTGCACCTTGACCAGATCCAGAATACCCAAATGATAAAGTACTTTGACGACTGACATTGATCGTATTTAAATCACGTTCTAGTTGTGAGGTTCTAGTTCTATGTGGTTTTTGAATATTAGGTACTGGTATTAGTACTTGTGGTGGCTCTGCTACCTTTTCCTGTCTTCTAAAAAAATTAAACATTATCATTCCTTCCTATGGAGTTTTGTTATGCTTTTAATCGGGCGTTGTCCATCACCAGACTTACCATTAAGTTTCAGTAGTTCTTTATTCGCCTGTTTGGTGTATTGATCCTTTAACCTGTAAAGTACATCTAGGGATTCATTAATTAATGTTTTGTTATTAATACTGGTAGTAGTGATTAATCCACCAGCAACACGCATCTTTATTAATTGGTCAATGTCCTCTAACATCTTTAGAAGCTCTTGATATTTTTCACTCGATGCTATTGGGTCGATTACGGTGAAATGAATTACCTCACTGATTGACATATCAGTTTTAATTATTTGCGTCCATAATCCGGCTTCCCATTGTTCAGTACTAATCGCTGTTGTTTCACCACTGATCTCTTTTTTTGTTTTATTCGGGGAAACCAATGTAGTTGTTTCACTATCATTTTGATGATAGATAATAACCTCACCGATATAAATCTTTTCTAATTTTGTTAACATATTTTAATTCCAGAATGAATTACGTCTACGTAGTCTCTTCGGTTGGGGGGGCGGTTCCTGCTTCCGTTCCGGTGGACTTTCGTTAGAAGTATTTGTTGTCTCATTATATTTATTGCGAACGCGGTGGTTGTACTCTCGTAAAATATGATAAGGATCTGCACCAGTTAATGTATTTAGATAATATTTCATACAGATATATGCATACACTAGACAGTCCAATGCTTCATTTCGTGAGCCTGATACTTTCAATGACCATTGTTTAAACCCATTTTTAATGTCTACCCGTTCTGCGGTAAGCTGATTAAAGTAATCATCGGGCAATGTTTCACTAAATCGTATCGGCGGATTGTTCTTGCCTACAAGGCAAGTTCTGAGCATCTTATTGACAGTACTTTTAGCGAGGTTCACATTTAGTATCTGTAGTTCGTGGCCGCCAGTTCTACTACTCCTGAACAACGGTTTCGTAGTACTGCACCCTTCACCCTTAATTGGCTTGAACAAGGGATTGTAACTATTACAGTACGTGTAGACCGTCTGTGTTGCGTTTCCGTTCGAACTATCCAGGAACCCGGCAAGTACTCGTACTGGACGTCCTGAAACTGTTTTGAATAGCCCTTTGCTGTACTGACTTAACTCTGTATAGGCTTTACTGCCAATCTCCGTACAGTCCACGCCGTAGAAGCTTCTATGATCCAGTACATATAGTGTTTTCTCTGTGAAGCCCATAGTGGTGCATTCTAGGCGGTCTTGTTGTTGGTCTACCCCTAGTACGATACCTAGTACTTCATCCGGTATGGCCTGTACGGAGATTTCTTCCCGTAAGTTCTCCAACTCGATGAGGTTATGTTCTTTGTTTTCTTCTGGTTCATATGGCAAGCCGAGGGAGTTGTTGTAGAAGCTTTGAAGATCGAAGTTATAGTGTGCGTTACTGAAATCCTCAACCGTGCTTTCAATGGTGTTGATAGGACTATAGAGCCTACTGACTTGATAGCTCGGATACTTTCCAGCGGGGTTAGTTGCTACCCAATGTCCACCAGCGATTGCTCTTACACGCTCCCCCTCAGTTATATGATGATTGCAGTTTGGGCAAAGTAACTTGGCAGTTTCTGGTACTGCTTTTTTGCGTCCATTAGGGAGTACTTGCCAATCGAACCTAACGTTATCCCATACTAATTCGTGATAGTGATTGCAACTAGGACAAGGCACATTAAACTTACGTTGATCCCCTGCTTCATATTCTTGGCAAATAGAGTCTAATGCATCCGTAGGTGTGGACCCGATCATGATCAAACCAGAGTCATAACTCTTTATACGTTGGCTTGCTAATGCAATCGGATCGCCTTCCGTATCATCAAAACTTCCGCTGACTTCATCAAGAAATATCCGCTTGGTGGTGATCCCGCGTAATGTCGATGGAGCATTCAAATTAATGAAATAGGTATTAGTACCGTCGATGTTCTGTTGTGTGTTCTGGTTATTTGCAGCATTCTTATCTGACTTTTTAGTTACGTAATCCCGGAGAATACTTTGATCAATACTTGGTTGCCATTTACCGTTCTTAAACTTCATTGTGCTGGCCCCACTCTGGGAGCCATATGCCATATTACTTGGATCATTAACAATGAAGTACTGCATCGCTGCCATCATTATTGTGCTTTTAAGCAATTGAGCACTACTCATCATGATAATTCTGGAAACAGGTTCTATGATTGTGTCCAGTACTTGACGTTGGAATTCAAATAATCTTAGTTTTTGTCCTGCTAGGCGGCCATCTGGAAAAACCAGATAGTCTTCGGCAAACTTACTTGGTAGAATTTTTTCGGGCGGTAATATCTTTTTTATCGTTTTCTTGTAGATCTTCTTGAACTTCTTCATCTCCATCGAGTTCAATAGATACAATTTCTCTGAGTGCATTATCAATTACTTCCTGTAATTTATTTTTTAATGTTATGGCATCCTTGCTTTCAAACAGTTTTAAGTACTCTGAACTTGGAATGCTTCTAATGATTGATTTGAATTGGTGAAAGTATTTTGCAAACTCTGCTTCAACGATTGAAACTGAGATTAATTCTCCACGTCGTTCTCGTTCATCAAGTTCCTTTATGTTTGCGGTTGCAGTTAAATCACGTAGCCTTTCTTTTTCTATTTGTACTTTAGTTGATTCATCATTTCGTAATGGACTAACAATATGTTGTACAATCCACTGATTTATTTCCATTTCTGACTTTGTAATATCAAGTCCACGGCTTTTCCAATCACGGCTTACAGTACTGATGTCGTAACCGTAACGATCCGCGATTGTCTGATAAGTAATGGTTGTTATTTTTTTAGATGTCATGCTGTTTAATTCCATTGGTAAGTCGTTGTTGATTTGAGTTGTTGTTAAAAATCGATATATATTTAAAACATCGGGCTGCGAAACTACGCATTTATAAAAAAGTCTCAGGAGGAACCAAAACTGATAGGTAAAATCTATCGTACACCATCTCTTTATTATATTTAGGTAAAAAAAAGCCCCGGCGATTATGCCGAGGCTTTCTAAAGATAGTAGCGGGAGTGATCTGTTTTTTACCCTTCTCCAGACAGGTCAGTACTTCTACGTAGCCTATCCAGATCTATTGCCTTATCACGAATAACGTTAAGTTTTGTTTCTGCCGCAACCAAAGACCATATAGTTCCTTGTTCCTGTCGATAAAACTCTTCTATTCCAGAAAAATAAGTATCTTTGTACTTGACCCAAGCCCTTTGCGATTCTTTCAACTTTGTTTTCGCTGGCTGCTGTAAATCCTGCATCAATAGCTTGTACTGATTGTTCAATTCAACATCCCATGACTCTGATGCTGTTTGATAACAATCGGATATAGCTGGCGTCGTGGATACAGCCGCCTTACATTTTTCTAATTCAGCATCAATCTTCTTGCCTAAATCGGCAGCATGTATAGTGTTAGAAAATAGAAAAGCCAAGACAAACAATCTCTTCATGGTACTGTTCCTTAGTTTAAGGCCGCGTATAGTATTTCACCGGTATCTGCATTGAATGTACAATTATAGGATACAATCCCCTACCACTGGTATTGGTAATTCTATAGGTTCTCAATACTATTGCTGTAAATCGGCGAACACCCACATTGATAGTTAAAATAAATCAATAATCACATATTGATAGATATAAACTATCATTAATGTTAAATCGTGCGTGTACACCATCGTGAGATGTCTTTGTAAAAACCCATGCAATCATATTGGTTTGGTGGATTAAATCGCGTAGTGAGGCGTACAGGAGGTGGGATTGATCCGGGTTGCTAACATTATAAGAAGGTGACGCCCACTTTATAGCAGCCCGGATCAGTAGTATTATACTATCAAACCCTTACTTATTTGAGCAACAATGTGAAATCCATAGATTTTTTCTTTATAATTATTACAGCTCTCTTTTCTTCTATCGCCCTTTCTACATTTGGTGAGAAACCTATAATATCCTTTGGTAATGTAGCTGATATAGTCAGTGCCTTCTGTAATATAGCTATGGCGGGTGCTGCCGTTTATGCCGGTTCAAAAGCTGTTAACTTTTTTAAAGAAAAAGCATATGACCACGCCATAAACTTGCTATCTAAATTCAATGAATTGAAAGTAGATATTGATATGTTCCATTTTGATTTGATATGTGAGACATCTCTTAAATTACCTTCATTTCATCAAAATAGTAATATTCCATTTAATTTAACCACTCCAGAAAAAAATGAAGTCTTTTCTCTTACCCCAGAAAAATTAAAAGAACTTGAAGATAGGTTAGTGATTTTGAGGAAGCAGTCATTGAATCTAATAGTTTCATTGAATAGTACAAAACGATACGGTTTTATTATGAAGCCTGAGTATAAAGAAAGAATAGCATTCACATTAAGTGAATATAATAATTTAACCCCAATGCACTTATTAAGTTACCGGAGAGATCCAAAAATCATACTCCTGCAAATTATGGCATCCGGTAAGAAACGCATGGATAATGATCAATACGAGGTATTAGAACATCTCAAGAAAACTCTTCATGATACTTACTTGGAATTCGATAACGATATCAATAACATTTTCATATTCAAATGAATACAACCAAATTTACTACATGTATGTAAACTAGATGAAATATACTAATAGAATAATTACTGGTTTAGTTATAGCACTACTCACTCTTTTAGTGCTGTTATTGATTTGTGTCGTTTTCTACAATACGGATAAAATAATGGAAATAGGTTCTTTAACAGATTGGATTAGTTCATTAAGTACTGCCGGTACTTTATTAGTAGCCTATATGGCATATCGTAAAGCTCCACAATGGTTAAACCAAAGAATGCACGAAGATGCATTATCTATGGCAACTAATTTAATTTTTGATGACTACGCTAATATCAATAGGAAAATAGTCCAATCTACTGGCATCATTGATCAAATAAAAGTGATGCATGAATTTGTATCAGATGACTTTAGAAACTTTGTAACCGTAGAGGAATGTGAACGGTATCATTCTATCTTCGATGACACTGACATAGCACCAACTAAAATAAATGATAAAATCAGCAACTTAAAAAAACTGGGATGGTGCATGAAAGAACCAGTACGCAAAAACAATGATGAACTACTTCAGTCGTATACAATGATATACAAGAACTTTATGGTTCTATGTATTTCACTTAAAAATTTAATTACTGAAGAAAATAAAGTGAGTGCCAAAACTCATTATGCTATTTTTTTAAAAGGGATTGAAAGATTTGATGATAGCACAATGAAATTTAAAACCTTGTATGATGAGTTACAGAGCAGACACGCAAAGATACCTGATTTCTTTATTATAAACGAAAAATAGAGCCACCTATAGGTGGCTTATATCTTCATTAATTCTTTCAACTCATCAATACTAAGTACTTCATCACCTCTATGCACCATTGCATGACAGTTGGGACATAGGGGTACTAAATCGACCTCTGGATTAACCTTGTACCCTTCGCCAAGCTGATGCAGTTCTTTAACATGGTGTACGTGGATGAAACCCTTCCCTAGTACTCCATATACTTTTTCGAAATCAAACCCACAACCTTTGCATACTGTACCGTGAATCTGGATACAAGCCTGTCGTGCTTTTGGATCACGTTCATAGGCATTCACGGTTATACGTTTCTTCGCACCTTCAATGTAGTTATCCTGTGTGTTCAAGTCATCAGGATATGGGTTAGCGTCATAATATGCGTACCACGTTTCCCCTTCTTTTCGCAAGTATCTCTTTTTCAGTTCAGGAGTAAAACCTTCAATTACTGATACATTTGGATTGTCTTCTCTTTCCGAATGCACCATGTCAAAAGTATAAAGCTGATAACCCTGCTCTATTAGTTTTATATGCTCTAGTGCTTGAGTATAACCGGGTTGTCTTCTATCCTTCCCATTCGTATGCACAGTTTCCCATTTCTCACGGAGTATTACTGATCTTTCCTGTTCGCTCTCTACGTCCCATGCCCCAAAGATAATAATTTTGTCTTCATCGTTAACGAAAGACCAACTCCAAGTCCAGTTATTACACGTTGCACTGTTACTAATAATAAATTGTTTTCTGTTCATTTAGTCCTTCTTGCACCGTAGATCGTAACTAAGTTGACCATCTGGGGTTAGATATAGGCTGCCGTAGTACCAACCATCATCATTTAACTCATTGGTAATGATTATTTCAAAGTAAGGTGTACTATTCGTATCCGTTACATACTTGTATGAACCGTATGGTACTGGCATCTTCTCTTTTGATATATGGGTAAAGAAATCTGCATCAGTACTATACGATGTGCGGCGTATGTCTTCACACGAGAAGTTAGGTATGGCAACTGCCTGTGCAGCCATTGGGGATAGCATAGCCAGTACAAAAAATATTCTTCTCATCTGTCGTCCTTGTTTTCAGTACTGTAGTAGTATCGTCAGCATCTTAACCTTAGTGTAGAATAAGTACAAAGTATTCTCATTCAAAAAATACACAGAGACTCTATGACCAAACAAGATTGGATAATGCAGCGACGGAGCTGCGTAAGTATCGAAACCCTAGAAAAAGTAATCGAATTGTCTGATGACGAACTTGAAACCTTCTATGCAGCATCTGATCATCGGCTTGCAGAGCTCACTATGGGGAGGCTATATGACAAAATCCCAGCTACCGTATGGCAGTTTGTAAAATGAAATGGGCTAATAGAATAATTATTGGTTTGGTTATAGTACTGTTCATTCTTGTGCTACTACTGTTGATTAGTACTATATATTATAGTTTGGATAAGAAGATGGAAATAGGTTCATTGACAGACTGGCTTAGTGCAGGTGCTAACATCGCAATGGCAGTTACAGCAGTTGTTTCTGCAACATTATGGTTCACTCAAAAGGCTAAGCTTAACACTCTAGATATATCTCATAAGTTAGCATTTGATTTTGAAAATAATCTTTGGAAAATTAATGAGAGAATGTATTCCAATGTTTTATTAAGGAATGAAATTCATCATGATATAGTCCGAAAAGTTTCACCTAAAAAAGAAATAGAAAAATTAGTTCTTGCTGAGTTAGATAGAAAGACAACAACAGATCTATCAGAAATAGCATACCTGTACAGCAACATTACAAAACTGGAAAGGCACAATGTAAAAATCAAAGCAAGTTTAAATGGCATATTCGAGGAAATTATAAAGGCAAGAAACGACTATCTAGATAGTCATTACACATATCTTGGTGAACTAGCTTTATCACAAGATGACTTAAATAGTGAAAAGTTATCCAAAGCAAAAAAACTTCTTGAACAAAAAAAGAGGACTCTTTCCAACATATTTGAGAACAAACTTGCTAAGCTTGATATCAATAAAGATTATGAGTTTAACCCTTCAAAATAATATTGTTAGGGTATGGGTACATACCCTAGTAACTAACATGCTAAACTGCCTTTTTTATTCTACTTTCAGCCTTTATTAGAAAGGCCTTATCTCCGTCCTTGTTCCATATGGTTTCATTTAGTCCCCAATGAATTATATAAATCTTTGCACCAGAATTTTCTACTATTTGGTCTGTGCCTTTACCAGTATAGAGTACAACATAATCCCCACTATTTAAGATAATTGCATCTAGACAATCAAAATCAAAAACATGACGTAGCTTATTAGATATACTACCATCACCACGATACGTCGTATCAGTTAATAGATAATTCCAAATGTTAACGTTATTACTAGTAGCACGTAGAGTTATTTTCTCTGTCGATAAGTCACCGTGGTTCTCCACGTCTACAATTTCTAGTCCCATCTCAACTCTCCTAGATAAATTCATTCTACTGTAGTACTTAAATTTACCATCTATTTCACTGCCATTTAATAATGGTGCTATCTATTTTCTAAAGATGATTAGATCTACATCCCCGTCAAAGCGAGGGTTCGAGGGATGT